GCCATTTATAACCTCCTATACTTACCCTTGATCCTCAAATTCTTTTCTTATTTAGGTTTAAACGCCATACGTCAAGTTCTTTAAGAAAATTGACATCATTCCCTGGAATTGATCTATGTCTTTAGCAAAATCTCCTTTATCTCCACCAACACTATTATTCATGCTAAGACTTGCTAAATTGGTATTTGCTGCCGCGGTATTTGAAGCAACAGCGGAAGCAGCTCCATTAGTTGCTGAGATTAACTTATCTTGATTATCTAAATTCATTGCTGTATTATCAGCATTTTGTTGATCAATTGTTTTAGTTAATTGTTCTACTTGATCTCCAGGTTTTGGCGCGGATGCAACCATTGCTCTAATATCTGCAGCTTTTTTACCCAATGTTGCTTGTCTTTGAATATGCCAATCTTCATAATCCATCGGTCTCATTAGTTTTTGTTCTTTTAATGCTGCAACTACATCAGGATTTTTCTTTAACCATCCTTGAGTTAAATCAACTGCTTCTCCAACTTCATGCATTGATCTTCCTGGAGGAGCAACCATTTTTCCAGATCTATCAGATTTTGCAAATAATTGTGCTTGATGTTCTGTAGATCTATAACCAGACATTATTGGTAATTGTTTACCTGTAGTTTCAGAAACCTTTTTTAATCCTTCAACTAATTCAGGGTTAACTCCAGCAAGTTTTCTTGGGTCACCAGAAAACCATTTCTTTTCTTCTCCTGTAAGTTGATAACCACCTCCAGGACCAAAACCTGCTCCAGGTGAAGCTGTAGCTTCACCGGTTAATCCTCCTGGTTTTCCTGCTACTAAACCGGCAATTTCAGAAGAACGTCCTTTAACTTGGCTAGCATATTTACTAGATAATAAATTTTGAGAAGCTGCTTCGTACTGACCAGAAGCTAATTGTTCTTTTAATTTTGGCCATTTATCTATCCAATTAGGACCCATATTGAAAGTTAGATCGGTCATTGCTGCTTGTTGTTGGGCAGACATTTTGTCAAAACCAGGAATATTCTTTGTCGCGGCTGCTTTATGTTCTGCATAGTCCTGTTCAAATAAAGCATTAGCTTGTTCCATGCTTATTCCTTTACTAAAATCTTCTCCTCCTTTAATTTTATGTCCATATCCTACAGTCATATGCCCTTCAGTGTCTTTATAAGGTTGAAGTCTTAACCCTTCATGCCTTTTAATCATAGATTTTGCATCATCTTCTCCAGTTATTGTTGGGATATTCCCTTTTGGTTTATATGTACCAACTCCTGGCATCCCTAATTCTACTTGATTTTCATTTTTTTTAACAATATTTGCCATATCAGGACCAGCACCTTCAGCTGAAGATGCTTCACCTCCAATAATTATTTTGTTGTTTATTATTTGATCTTTTTTCTCTTTTACCCAATCTTTAGCAGAATCTATCCAACTTCCTATTTTATCTGATAATCCATTAAGCCATTCTCCAGCAGTTTTACCAAAATCATCTAACCAAGATTTAGCATTCTCAAACCATTCTCCGGCTTTTTGTCCAAATTCCTCTCCAATTATTCCTCCGGCTATTCCACCAATAGCACCACCGATCATAGTACCTACAGGTCCAGCAAGAACAGTTCCAATACTTGCACCAAGTTTCATTCCTAATAAACCACCACCAGCAGTACTTCCTCCAATAGTTAAAGATTTAGTTAAATTTCCACTCTTTGCATATTCCATACCACCAGTTACTAATCCTCCTAATATAGGAGCTCCTCTACCTATTACTTTTCCAGCCCCTTTAAAAAATCCTTTTGAAAGAATTTTAGAAGCTATACCACCAGTAGCAGCAGAAGTAGCTAGATCAACAGCTCCACCTCCACCACCTTCACCACCTCCACCGGCAGCGGCAGCCGTAGCTAAACCGGCACCACCAAGAGCCATTTTAGCTATTTTTCCTTTTAATAAACCGGTTACTTTAGAACTAACATTTTTCATAGTTCCTAATGTAGCTTTAGTTAAACCTAGAACGAAAGGATCAAAAACTCCTTCTATATGTTCTTTAGCAAAGTCTTTTAATCCACGTTCATTACTTCTAACACTTTGTTTAAACATCTTTTTACGGTTAGTTTCTTCTTTTTTCTTTTCTGTTTCTTCTTTTTTTGTTTCTTTTTCTTTCTGTTTTATTTCCTTTTCTTCTTTGTCAACTTTCTTTTTTGTAGTTTTAGTTCTCTTTTTTCTAACTTTTGTTTCTTCATCTACAGATTTAGCACTTTCTTCTTTAGCTTTTACTTCTTTTTTAACAGCCTTAGCTTCCTGAATTTTTGATGTTTTAAAGATTGAAAATATATTTTTTGCAGTACCAAAAGCAGCACTACTTATTTTCAATACCATAGGGTCCAAAACTCCGGCTGCTTGATTCTTAGCAAAATCTGTAATTCCTGAATTTTTTGGTGGCATATACTTTTCCTTTACAATAAAAATAGGTCTAAAGGTTTTGTGATTTACACTTGCCCTTTAGACCTAATTAAGATCCTTTAGCTTCTCTGAGCATAAGCGAGGCTTATTTTCTATTTTTTATTTTTGCTAAAGCTTCCGCTTCTTCTTTTAATTCCTTAGATAACATATTTATATAAGCTTCTCTCTCAAAATTTGATAATAAATTAGATTCTAGAATACTTATATTAACTTTTTTAGCTAAATAATATTGCTCTTTAATAATATCTACAAGTGAATATCCACTACACAAAATTTTTGTTAGAAAAAAAAGTTATCCAATGGTAAATCAATATATTTTTCATTTAAACAATTAGACATTGTACAAGTAACTTTATGACTAAATTCAATTCCAAAATTGTTATCTGTATACCAATTCCGAATTTCATCAAATATTCCTTTAGGAATATTCTCTATAATAAATCTTTTGTCATTTATAGGAAGATTTGTATCTATTCCGTCTGGAGTTGTTATTGAATCAATACAAAGTGCATACATATGTATTGATGCTTCCATATCTCTTGCACTTCCTGTAATATCTTTTGGTAATCCAGCTACATAATCTAAAGCTTTTTCTTGTTTTTCTCTAGTTATATAACTTAAATTTATACTTAAATCGTCGTTAACTTTAATAGTATTAATCAAATTTTCTGGTTTTCCTATAAGCTTTAATTTACTTAAATCAACGCTTTCTAATTGTTGGGATCCACATTCATCACATGTATAAGTAAACTTATATATATCACCATTAGTCTTTCGTCTAATTTCTAAAAGTAAATAGAATCTATCTTGAATAAATAGCTTTTTTATATCAAAATTGTCAGAAGTAACTGAAGAAGTTATAAGTTCATCTAATGCTTTTTCAATTACTTCAGTTCTTGTTTCATTTTCATATGTTAAAAGCTTTTTCATTTGTAAAGTTGTTATTGGTTTAAACTTTACTACTTCTTTACTACCAGGTAGAGTTGTTTCAAATTCATAACAATTTAGAAACTTTTTAAAGTCTATACTCATTTTACATCCTTTCTGTCAAATTTTACCAAGACTTGCCATATGTTACTCTAGTACCACTAGTTACATGATACATATAAGCGAAAGTTACATCAAACTGTGCAATATCATTTTGAGCGTAATCTAATGTAATTTGCCCTACAACTTTTGGCCAAGCTCCTATTAAATTATAGGTTAAAGTAGGAGATCCGTCTAGACCTAATAGTTCAAGTTGTTGATTTTGAAAATATTTACTTGGTGTACTATGAACATTAGTTGTTGGATCATGAATTAATTGGTGCCATTGCAGATAAGAAGCATAAAGATCTGCTTTCATATCAACATTAAATGTAATAACCCAGTCAGTGTAAGTTAATTTACCACCAACCTTATAATCATAACCTTGCCAGTTTGACTGAATTTCTTCAATAGTAGAATCTGGTAAAGTTGAAGACTTTACAAAGTATCTAACATTATTTGCTTGAATAGACCCTAACAGAGTTCCAGTTGGAAATAATGGATAGATATAGAATAAATATGCTCTTGACCCTGTTTCGAAGTTTGCCTTGAAGGAGTCTAAGTTAAAACTAGTAAGATCCGCCATTTTATTTGCTCCTTTAAATTTTTTACATTAATTATATTTATAAAGAGGTAGGTTTATTTCCTACCTCTTTATGTTAAATGTTACATTAAACCTGCAGCTCTTGCAGCAGCGATTTCAGTAAAGTTTGCACCTGTTTTGGTTGCAATAAAGTTAAGAACGATAAATTCAGCCGCTCTAGTTGGTTGAATATAAATATCACACCATAGTTCATTTCTATCAATACGTTCTGATGTATTATTAGTATCATCACATACAAGTAAGTAAGAATAGATACCTCTTCTTGCTTTTACATCCTTTAAGAAAGGATCAATCATATTGATAAGAAGTAATCTTGTCATAGGATCGTTAGGTTCAAACAAGAAATATTTAACTGCAGTTGAGATTGCTTTTTCTAATACAATAAATAATCTTCTTACATTTACTCTATTAAATGCAGAGGATTTATCCAATAAAGTTTTTTGTCCCCAAACTACTTTTCCTTGTCCAGCAAAACTTACAATTGGATTTAGTCCATTTTTGTAAAGAATATCTCTGGATCCTAAATTAGGATTAAATGCTAGTTTTCTAACATTACTTAGAAGAGCTCTGTTAAGACCTGCCGGAGCAAACCATGGATCTGCTACATTATCAGTTCTTGCATAAATACCAGCAACATGTCCAGATGGTGGAACCCAACGATATTTTCCAGAGTATTTATCATATACTTCTAACCAATTAGCATATACTGCAGCATAACTTGTATTTTCATTTAAGTTTGTAAGTCCACTAATTCCAGTTCTCCAATTTCGTAGATCTTCAACTTCACTTCCGGAGTTATTTACAACCATTGTCTTAGGACAGTCTAGAATTGCTATACAATCTTTTCTTGTTTCACATATACTAATTATATATCTCTTTACATCTTCAGATTTATTACCATCAATAAATACATTGATGTCAATTTCTTCAGCATTGTCATAAAGATCTAATGCATTTTCAACGTCTGCATCTAGAAGAGTTGTACCATCACTACCTTGAGTTAAACGTTGCCATGAACTTGTAGAACAAAGAATATCAGTATTCTTTTGGTCATTATCAAAGTTAATTCTAATATACTTAGATTGTTCGTTAATTACGATTTCTGCATATTTTCTATATCCAGAATCATCTACTTCAGTTTCGTCTGTACTTACATTCCATACTTCAACAGTTACCCAATTTGTTTCAACTGTGTTATCTTTACCTTGAGGACATTCTTGTACAATAATTAAGAAGTCCTTATCTGTATAAAGTGGACTATCTACTTCACTTAATACTTCATAGGTGTCCCATGTAGAATGACCTCCAGAATTTACTTCTGAGTAAGTTGTTCTATCACAGACAGCAATCCTTAAATTGTTACCCCATGCTCCTCTTGAACTTGCAATTAATTCAAAACAATAATCTCCAGATGCTAAAGCCACGTCATCAGCAAACTTGTCTGGATCTTTACTTGTTAATTGAGTCCAAGTATAAGCGGTTGTACTTACACAGGTAACTTCATCACCGGAAGGACATTTTGTTCCAGCAAATATTGCTTCTTCCGGCATAGCTCTTGTACAATATAACTTATTGCTATCTTTTAAGAATGCAGAAGCAGTTAACCAATCTTCATAACAATTTGCAGTAGAGGTAGGTTCACCAAATTCAGTAACTAACTCATCTTCAGTAGTAATTAATTTGGTTTTCCACTCAGAACCTTTATATGTTTGTCTAAGAATAACAACTGCAATATTAGTTGATACTGCAGGTATAGTAGTTGTAAGATCTATTTCGTTTACAACTACAAGTGGAGAAAGATAAAACGCCATAATTTTGCTCCTTCTGTATAGAATTAGAAAAGATTTTTTAAGATCTTCTCAGCAAGACTAGATTATTATAAAAATGTACTTGTTGTAATACTATTTATATATTTTTCTCAAAAAATCATATTAATTTAAAAATTGGATTTTTAGAACCATCCGGTGGAGTCTCTATTATCTGTAAGCCAAGACCAATCTTCACTTTCTGGAAGATCACTTAAAATACCCCATCCTTCGTCTTCTTCATTAGAAGAAACAAATTTTATATTTTCATCTAAAACTCCCATTTCAAAAAAGTAGCAAGCCCAATATAGAGAAGTAACCAAATCATCATTTAAGTTTACACCACTAAAAATATTTTTTCTTTTTTCTTTAAAGTCAGCTAGTTGTCTTATTGTTTCAAGATCCCGAAGTTTTAAATGTCCATCTTCTATTAATTTCTTTAATAATATTACTGCTTTAGGTTTTGTTAATTTAGTAGCTCTAATTCCTAAATCTTTTCCGCTATTTACTAGATTTTCATATTCATGTTCCCACCAAATTTCATTTATAACACCAATACCTTCAGAGTTATTTTCAACTATTATATATGCTCCATTATAGTATAAAGCAATCCTTAATACTATTTTACTAAAGTTAAATACATCTATATTATTAGAATTAAATACTGCTACTTGTTCCATATTTATAGGATTTATGCTATTAATTTTTAATACTTGTACTGCAGAATAATCTTCACCTGTACCTTTAGCTGTATCAACACCTAATATGTATTTAGCTCCATTTATAGGTTTTTCATATACATAAAATTTATCCTCAAAATCTGTAGCTATAGGTTCTACAGTTTCATTAAACAGGATTTCCAGAACGTTAGCATTTATAACAGTTGAAGAAGAACCAATGAATTTAACTTCAAATTCTTGTAAAAATTGTTCTTCTGTCATATTTCTTCTTTGTTCAGATTCCCATGCTTTATCTCTTCCAGGAACAGCTCTCCAATCTACCTTAGTAGCAATGAAAGTATTTTTCTCATGTTCAGCATCTGAATATATTTTATGAAATAGATTAAACATACCACAAGGAGTTGAAATAATTATAACTTTTGCTTCTTTTGATGCTGAAATAGTAGGCCAGTTTGATGCATAAAATTCATTAGCATTATTTTTAGGAACGAATGCTAACTCATCCATTATCAGCAACTGTAAACTTCTTCCTCTGAAAGCATCAGGTGAAGTAGCTGATACTATAATCTCAGTTCCATTATCAAATTCTATAGAAGTTTTATTATAAGAGACGATACCAGGTTTCATCCAATATGGAAGGGATTCATACATTCTTTTTATTCTGCTTAATATCATTATAGCAGATTTTTCTTTATTAGAGACTATACCAACAACTTTATCTTCGTTAAATATAGCATAGTGAAGTGCAAAAACAGAAACTACAGTTGTTTTTCCGCTTTGACGTGAACATAAACTTACGGTATATCTATGATTATTAAACTTAATTAGTAAGTCTTTTTGAAAATCATACGGTTCAAAATCTATTTCACCTTTATCTGGATGAACAATTTTTGCATATGGTAAAAAATGATTTATATTATTAAAACATTTCTGTAATTCTAATATTTCTTCATAAGAATATTCTAATTCCTGATGAGGTTTTTTAACCCTATCATCGTACTTTATTGGCATACTTTGGCTCCGGTTCATACATATTAGTTGGAGGAGATATATTTCCCAATCTACCTTTATTTAATGAAACAATACC